CTTTGATGGATGCAGGCGTGCAGCTGTGGAATTTTACCACATTGCATGGCACCCCAGCATAAGTCCATGTTCCGCAGCTCTCTCGAACGAGAGAACTGCCAAAACAAGACTTGCTGTGGTTAACCACGCAACCGCACTGGCCAAGGACAGATATTAAATCTTCCGCACTCTTTAGTGGGAGGATTACATCGTCCCCGAAGACGCGCAACGTATGGCGCACATGCTTCTCGCTATACCTCTTGGCACTAACCACTTGGGCAAAGGCCCAAAAGATTAGCGTTTCAAGTGGAAAGCAAAGAGCAGAACCCATCGTCGCAAGAGCAAGGCTCTTGACCTTAGTTCCATCAGGGAATAACACCTGATGCGAACGGTATCGCGTCACAAGCCTAAAGACTTCCTTAGGGAGCACCAGCTTCGCAAGCTTTAAGCTTATACGATCTGATGCATCCTTTAGGTCAATCGTCGCTATCTTATCCCAGTGTTGACTACCAAGTAGTCGCTGGGACAAGTCTTGGCGACGAAAGTCAATAGACTTGCATGTAAGTGGATGCGTATGCACCAAATCATAAAGGACCTGCATAAGCCCCTGTTGGGCAAACTGCAATTCCTTTTGTTCGATGCAGATCACTCTACGTGATCTAAAGTCCTTAGGGACTACGCACGCCCGAGATATACGCTCAATGCGTATATTAGGGTTTGTAAGGTCGACTTCCGGACTCCAGCTGAACAAATCAGCATGGGATCCAGGGAGTGTTCCAAACTTCCACTTCTGGCCACCTTTCTCACGAGAGAAAACTGCACCTGGCCCCTGTCGCCCAAAAGGAATTTCTTCCCACTGGGCAAGCATAGGGTTCAAGTCGCCATCCTCCGTCAAGAATACTTTAGACAAGAGCTTTCGCACTCGTCTTAGTATCCAAGACGGACATCTGATATCAGGATCGGCAGCGAGCCGTTCCTTGAGGCCTGACAAAGCCTCATCATCAGATTGTTGGCATCCAATGTCCTCGACCTTGGAAAAGGCAAGTGTCAACTGGCGTAGCGCAGCGAACGCTGCCGCGCGCTCAGGGATACCGCAAATAAGCGGCTCCGACAAAGTGCCACCAAGATCAGTCGAAGACAGAGGACGCAAGGTACCATCGTCTTTCCACAAGATCGATGAGATCGAATGGAGCAACTTTGGTAAGCGTGTGCTTCCAAAGAGCTCAATGCCCTTCGGACAAATGAATTGTTCTGTAGTTATCATCGAGGCTTCGAAAGCTTTACCGAGTTCGGAAAGCTTTGATGCAACGAAAGGATAACCTTCGCACTTCATTCTATCAAGAATGTAGGCGATGTCATGACGGAACAACTTCAAAGCGCGAGCAGAGATCTGCTCAGAGAGGATAACCTCGACGTCCATCAGAATGGACTTGAAGAAGGTTTCTGGCAGTGACATAAAGTCTCCTTGGAAACAAGGTTTCTTCACTGTCCTTGGGCACCGTGCCCGGCCAGACCTCCCCTAACCACGGCCGAAGCACCAAAGAAGAAATCTTACGACTTCTTCGATGAAGCTCACAACGTGATGAATTACAACTTGGAGAGTATCCATGGTAAAACCATGTCACGACCGTTAAAGGTCGCGCCCCTCCAAGAGCGCCGTCCGCGCTGCGGTAGTAGCTGCATCAGCAGTACTATCGTTGAGCAACGAGGCGACGAGGCCGAGCACCTCAAGCATATCTG